TTGCGAAGATTGTAAACGATTAAAAGATATTGCATGCACATGTGGCATGACCTTTGCAGAAAAGATTAAGACGACCTCAGTTAATTGGGCTACCTGGTCAGATACTAGAAAAGGTTCTTGAGTTGGGATATAATATTGACAACACTATTTTTTTGCGGTATGATGATATTTACAGAACCAGCAATTTACGAGTATTTAAGAAAGAAGAACAGTGTCCCTAAACGCAAGAGGAATACCAACAAGCGTATGTCCAATTTGTGGTACTAATATATTTAAAGTTTTAGTTACATTTGATGAAGAATATAATATAGAACAATATCTGTTAGATTCTGAATGTGCCGAATGTGGCACCCTTGTTACTGCACCAACACCATTAGATTTGGAAGTGTAATGCAAACTTTTATGCCATACGGATCTGCTTATGATCAAACAGCAAAATGTTTAGATGTAAAAAGATTAGGAAAACAAAGAGTAGAGACATATCAAATACTAAAGGCTTTACTTGGAGAAACAAAAGGATGGCGTAATCATCCAGCAACTCGTATGTGGGAAGGATATGAGTTTCAACTATACGTGTATCAAACCGCCATCTGTACAGAATGGATGAGACGAGGATATAAAGATACAGTATTAGAATCATCAAAAGAATTAGTACAAAGACATCAAGTGCCATTAAGAAGTAGTAAGCCAGAATGGGTAGACAATCCAGCACTAACTATAACTCATAGAGCAAACCTATATTTAAAAGATCCATTGCACTATGTAAAATTTGAAGATGAAACTAAAGAATATATGGATTATGTATGTTGTCCAGATAAATGTAAATATTGGTGGTATACTCATAGTTTAGACAAGGAGAATAATGGCTAAAGGTAAAGGTGGCAAGGGTGGCGGAGATCGCAATCCTAATAGGAATAACGGAAAAGCCCCAAAGAAAAATCCTCAAGAACCTAATGTAGGTGCTACTGGCAAAAGTCGTGGTGGGTATAACTTAAAAAAGAAAGCAGCAAAGGCTGCTGCGTGGGATCCAATTAAAAAACGTAATGCAAGAAAGGCTCGTAGAAAAGCAGCAGGTCTTGCATATAAACACGGAATAAGAACTGGTCAATTAAAGAAGTCAACAGCAAGTGCAGATTCGTAAACATAAAGATTATAGGGTTAACGAACTTGCAGAGTTTATAGAACATCTACAGGATATAAAACATCATATAAAACCATTTGAAATGGCTGAAGAAATAGTTACCTTTATGGATTTTATTCGGGGTAAAGAATATGCTAGAAAGATTCAAGAATATATAGAAGATAGTAATAGTTATAAAGGTGAAAAGGATAAGGTATAATTATTTTATGTACGAATACCATGTAAAGAAAGTTCATAAAGTAGTAGATGGAGACACCATTGATGTTGATATTGATTTGGGCTTTAATGTTTCTTATTTCCAACGTGTCCGTCTTGCAGGTATCGACACACCAGAATCTCGTACAACAGATGCATATGAAAAAACACTTGGCTTAGAATCAAAAGAATGGTTAAAGCACAAATTAGAGGGTGCTGAAGGAATTGTTATTAAAACACAAAAACCAGACTCATCAGAAAAATATGGTCGTATTCTTGGGGATCTTCACATTAAAGGTTTTGATAAATCTTTAAATCAAATGATGATTGATGAAGGGTATGCGTGGAGTTATATGGGAGATACCAAAGTTAAAGATTTTCCAGCATTGTTAGCAAAAAGAAACTCTAAGGCATAATTATGCAAGATATTCCATGGACTTTTGGAATAATAACAACATATCAAGATAAAGATAGACTACTACACATTATAAAAAGCATTCGTGATTTAAGTATTCCAGAATATGAAATACTATTTGTTGGTGGTGGAGATAGTGAAGGTATAGATGGATTAGATATTCGTAAAATAGACTTTGATGAAAGTCAAAAACCAATGTGGATCACAAGAAAGAAGAATGTTTTAGTTAAAGAATCTAAATATGAAAATATAGTTTTGATGCATGACTATCACATCTTTGATCAAAATTGGTATGAAAGTTTTAAAGAGTTTGGAACAGACTGGGACATATGCTCTTGCCCTCAGTATTTAATTACAGGTGCTCGTAATCCTATGGACTGGTCTTTATGGGATAAGCCAGGTCACGGAAGGGCATGGTCATTAAATTATGATGACTGGACACAAACTCAGTATATGTATATTTCTGGTGGATTCTTTATTATAAAAAAACACGTAATGATTGAAGAGCCATTAAACGAAAGCCTTGGATGGAATGAAGAAGAAGATGTTGAATGGTCAATGAGGGTTAGAAATAAATATGTAATGAAGTGCAATGGAAAGGCTATTGTTAGACATAACAAATGGCATAGACATGCGGGTCCTAATCCAAATGCATGATAATAAATTAGTTATATTTGATCTTGATGGTGTGTTGATTGACTCTAGAGATGTTCACTATGACGCATTGAATAGTGCTTTAATAAAGATTAACCCTAAGTTTGTTGTTACCAGAGAAGAACATCTATCAAAATATGATGGTCTTGGAACTACCATGAAATTAAAAATGTTAACAGAATTAAAAGGGCTTCCAGTAGAGTATCACGATCAAGTATGGAAAGAAAAACAAAGACAAACAATAGATATACTACAAAAACTTTCAGAAAATAGAACAGCAATATCTATAATGAAGCAGTTAAAGAAAGATGGATGGAAAATTGCGGTAGCAAGTAATTCAATTAGAGAGACTATAATAACAGCATTAAATGCCATTGGGGTAATAGGATATATTGAATATATAGTTAGCAATGAAGATGTAAAACATCATAAACCATACCCTGAAATGTATTGGAAATGCATGACAGCATTGAATGCTTTACCCCAAAATACAATAATAGTAGAAGACTCACATATTGGTAGACAGGGTGCTATAGCCTCTGGAGGGCATTTATACGGCATCAAAGATGCAGATGACTTGGACAAAGATAAGTTTTTTGGTATGATAGATAGATTCCAATTGAAGGGAAAAAAAGAAGTGCCTTGGAAAAATGAAAAAATGAATGTCTTAATACCTATGGCTGGTGCTGGATCTAGATTTGCACAAGCAGGATACACCTTCCCTAAACCATTAATCGAAGTTAATGGTAAGCCAATGATTCAAGTTGTAGTAGAAAATCTAAATATAGATGCTCATTATGTTTTTATAGTTCAAGAAGAACATTTTCATAAATATAACTTAAAACAAGTTTTAAACTTAATCAAGCCAGGATGCGAGATTGTAACAATAAATGGAATAACAGAAGGTGCTGCAGTAACAACCCTACTGGCAAAAGAATATATAAATAGCAATGAGCCTTTATTAATTGCAAACTCTGATCAAATAGTAGAATGGAATAGTAATGAGTGTCTCTATGCTTTTGATGCAGATGAAATAGATGGTGGCATTTTAACATTCAAGGCTACACATCCTAAATGGTCTTATGCAAAGATTGGTGATAATGGCTTTGTATCAGAGGTAGCAGAAAAGAATCCTATATCAGATAACGCAACAGTTGGTATATATTATTGGAAGCATGGATCAGACTATGTAAAGTATGCTGAAGATATGATACAAAAAGATATAAGAACTAATAATGAATTTTACGTTTGTCCTGTTTTTAATCAAGCGATTGAAGATGGTAAAAGGATAAGGGTAAAAGAAATAGAAAAAATGTGGGGCATCGGAACACCCGAAGATTTAAACTACTACTTGGAGAATAACAAATGAATAGAAACAAACAAGATTATCTAAATATGCAAAACAAATATTATGATCAATATGCTGCTATATGGAGTTTGCAATTTAAAGACCCAGTTGTTGGATCATACGATGCTCACAATGATTGGAAAGATTACGATACATATCTTTTTAAAGATTTTGATACAACCGACATGGTTGCCCTTGACTATGGATGTGGTCCAGGCAGAAATCTAGTTAAGTTTCATAATAGATTTAAAAGAATTGATGGGGTAGATATATCTAATATTAATTTAGAAAAGTCAAGGGTAAATTTAGAATATAATAACATTCCTATTCCTAATTTATATCATACATCTGGAGATAATTTATCAATGATTGAAGATAATGTTTATGATGTTATGTTTGCAGTTATTTGCTTTCAACATATTTGTGTACATGAAATTAGATTTAATATATTAAAAGAAGCATATAGAGTCTTAAAGCCAGGTGGAAAACTTTGTTTTCAAATGGGATATGGTGGTAAAGAAGGAATTCCTACTGCAAAGTATTATGATAATGTTTATGAAGCAGCAAGCACAAATGGACATGCTGATGTAAGTATTACTGATGAAGAAGAATTAAAAGATGATTTATTGAATAAGATTGGGTTTAAAGATTATAAATCCGATTTAAGACCAACTGGTCCTGGAGATAATCATCGTCAATGGATATGGGTTCAAGTTGAAAAATGATATACATAGCACACCGTGGTAACTTAAACGGACCAATACCAGAACAAGAAAATAATCCAGAGTATGTGGACTACGCACTCTATCATGGATTTGATGTAGAAATAGATCTTAGAGTATCTAATGGGGTTTATTATTTAGGTCACGATAAACCACAATATAAAATAGATTTGGCTTGGCTAGAAGATAGACAGCATAAACTTTGGATACACTGTAAGAATAACGAGGCATTGTCTGTTTGTATGGATAATTATCTTCATTGTTTTTTTCATAACATTGATGACTATACTATAACAAGTAAATCTTATGTTTGGGCATACCCTGGAAAACTAAAAGCATCAGAGTCATGCATTTTAGTAATGCCAGAACTAGGTCATGGTACAAAGTTTCTTAAAGGATATGGATATGCTGGAATATGTTCAGACTACATAGAAAAAATAAAGGGTAGGAAAAATGTTAAAGCCAATTGACTATAATAAACATTTTGTAATAGGAACACCATTGGTTGCTTGGAAATGTGATAGAAAAGAACATCTTGCATGGATAGAAGATAGAATAAATATAATTAATAAGTTTCCTAATATAAAATTCTTTTCATCATTTGAATTAGATAATAGAGGATTAGAACCTTTTAATGATGTTATTAATGCA